GGTTGGCACTCTTATCTGCAATCTAAGATGATTGCCTTTGAGAGTTTTGAAGCCAAGCAACTATGTTCTGAAATCTTTTCTTATATGAAGCGCGAATCCCACGCTGCTTCTGAAGATTTAGCTAAGAAGTTTGGAGAGCCTGAGCTTCTGAAGGGATATGGTCGACGTAATGTTACCACGATGGCTATCGCACCTACAACATCAAGTTCATTTATTCTTGGGCAAGTATCACCGAGTGTCGAGCCTTTAAATAGTAATTACTTTGTGAAGGATTTGGCAAAGGGCAAATTCACATATAAGAATCCATACCTTGAAAAGGTTCTTATCGCTCATAATAAGAATAATCGAAACGTATGGAAGACGATTCTCACATCGGGTGGTTCTGTTCAAGGTTTAGACTTTCTGACTGATGAAGAAAAGAATGTGTTTAAGACCTTTGGCGAAATCTCACAAAGAGAGGTTGTTACACAAGCTGCGATTCGACAAAATCATATCGATCAAGCTCAAAGTATTAATCTAATGATTCACCCTAAGACTCCTGTTAAAGAAGTAAATCAATTACTTATCTTTGCTTGGGAACAAGGTGTAAAGACTTTGTATTATCACCGTGGTACTAATCCATCACAAGAACTTTCTCGTAACCTACTTAACTGTTCCTCCTGCGAAGCATGATAAAAGAAACACAATATTGTCGGCACTGTGATTCACAATATACTATTCAATATAGAGAACAGGACGTTGATCCAGATTTAGTACCTACCTATTGCCCATTTTGTGGAGTTGAAAACTATGGTGAGGTTGAATTAATTTACGAAGAGGAATACGAATAATGTATACATATAAAGTAAAAGAGATAGTAAAGATTGTCGATGGAGATACTGTAGATGTCTTGATTGATTTAGGTTTTGGTCTAACAAAGAAAGAACGAGTTCGCGTTGCTGGCATTGATGCTCCAGAATCTCGTACACGCGATCTTTATGAGAAGAAACTTGGGCTAGAAGCCAAAGAATTCCTTAAAAATAAGTTAGAAAACAATGATGTTATTATAAAGACAGAGAAAGAAGGAAAATATGGAAGAATCCTTGGTTGGCTTTATATAGAAAATATTAGTTGTTCTATTAATGAATTGATGATTATTAAGGGATATGCGTGGTCGTATGACGGCGGATCAAAAGAAAAAGATTACGATTTACTCAAAGAGCGCAGAATTGAAGATGGTTCTTGGATTGAATAAATAACTCCATGTGGAGTTATAATGGAAAAGAGTTTACATCTGAAATGATCGAAGATAATATAGGCTTTGTCTATATGGTCACTGATAGAGAAACGGGTATGAAATACATTGGAAAGAAGAATTTCTTTTCAAAGGTAACTAAGCCCCCATTAAAAGGAAAAAAGAGAAAACGTAGATCATTAAAGGAGTCAGATTGGAAAACATACTGTGGTTCAAGTGAGGCTGTCAAAACTCTCGTGGAAGAGAATGGTTTAGATCATTTTGAACGAGAAATATTGCATCTATGTAAGAGTAAAGGAGAAATGAGTTATATTGAAATGAAGGAACAGATTATACGGGATGTTCTATTGAAACCTGATGAATATCACAACGCTTTCGTTGGAGGACGTATCCATCGTGGACATCTAAAAAGATTGTGGAAGTAATTTAACATTTACATAACACGCATTTTTTTGTATAATCTATCTTAGATTAAACAATAAGGAAATATATTATGATAATTATAGACTATTCAGGTATTGCAATAGCTTCGTACTTTTCACAGGCAAAACGAAGCGACGATACTCTTTCAGAAGAACTAATCAGACACCTTATTCTTAATAGCATACGTATGTATAATACTATGTTTAGAGAAGAATATGGTCAAATGATTATCGCGTGCGATGGCGGATCTTGGCGTAAAGATGTATTTAAAGAATATAAAGCCAATAGAAAGAAAACACGAGATGCCGATTCGATGGATTGGGAATTCTTTTTTAAAGTTCTTACTAAGGTTCGAAACGAGATTGGAGAAAATCTTCCTTGGATGCCGATTCATCTTATTGATGTTGAAGCAGATGATATTATTGCCACATTGGTTAAAGAGACACAAGAGTTTGGTAAACACGAAAAGGTGATGATTGTGTCTTCTGATAAGGACTTTATTCAACTGCATAAGTATTCGAATGTAAAACAATACTCTCCAATGAAAAAGAAACTTATTTCAGAGAATGATCCGATTAATTACATTCGTGAGCATATCTTTAGAGGAGATAGTAGTGATGGTGTGCCAAATGTTTTGAGCAAAGATGATGTCTTTGTTGTAGAAGGCGAACGTCAAACTCCTCTATCTAAAAAGAAAATACAGGCTTGGTTAGATAACTATGAGAATTTACAAAATGAAATGCCTGAACACATTTATCGCAATTATCAACGAAACCAAAAGGTAATTGATTTAGATTTTATTCCTACGAATATACATGAACAAATCATTGAAAAATATAATAACACAAAAATAGCTCCAAAAATGAAGGTACTAAATTATTTGGTTGTTAATCGATTAAATAACCTTGTATCATCGGCTTCGGACTTTTTTCCATATGAAAAAAATTAAAGAAAAACTATTGCATGAGCTTTTTGAAGAAGCTCAAAATGCTAAAACACGGGCAGAACGTATCGAGCTATTTAAGCAAAATGATACGTATGCTCTTCGGACTATCCTTCAATTGGCGTATAATAAGTCGATTGAACTAGATTTTCCATTTGGTGCACCACCCTATACTCCTAATGAATCTCCTACAGGACTTGAACCAGTACGCTTAAAGAATGTACTCGCTCCTTTAGGAAGCTGCGTAAAGGGAAATAATGTTGCAGGCTATAAGAAAGAGAAGGTATTAATCGGTATTCTAGAATCAATTCACGTAAAAGATGCCGAGATTATCATTGCAGCAAAGGATAAGTCATTAAGTAAACTATACAGCAAGATTACCGAGAATCTGGTTGAAAAGACCTTTCCAACCTTGCTCACTTAATAGTTTACATATTGATAATATAGCGGTATAATTATACCTTAATTATGAATATCTTCGCATTATCACCAGTACCCGAAGTCGCAGCCAAATGGCATTGTGACAAACACGTTCCAAAAATGATCGTCGAATCTGCTCAAATGTTATCTACGGCACATCGAGTTCTAGATGGAATATTAGATCGTCGACCATCTAAATCAGGTAAGACACGAGTAAAGTATTGGGAACTCGGTGATGATCGCGAAGACATTCTATATAAAGCTGTTCACGTTGGACACCCATGTACACTTTGGACTATGGAATCTTATTCAAATTACAAGTGGCATTACGAGCTATTTAAATGTCTATGTAAAGAATATACACATCGGTATGGTAAGAAACATCTAAGCGAAAAGCTATTGCTTGACGTTCTTAAGAAAGCACCAAAGAATATCAAGAAGTCCCATATGACACCTTATGCACTTGCAATGGGTTCAAATCCCGAGTGTATAGATTATGATAATCCTATTGCTTCTTATCAAAATTTCTATCAAACAAAACAAAAGCGCTTTTCTATGAAGTGGACAAAGCGCGAAACACCACAGTGGTTTAAAAAATTATGACATACGATTACTATTGCGATAAATGCGATAAACAATGGGAAGAGTCACACTCTATAGCAGATCGAGACAAACCTGTTGGAAAAGCCTGCCCGTGCGGAAAAGACGGAACTGTAAAAAGAGGAGTCTGCGCACCAGGATTATCATTTGAGGGATCGGTATCAGCAATTCGAAAAGCTGGATCTGGTTGGAATGATGTCTTAAAAGGTATTAAGAAGGCTTCAGGTAAGGAGTCTAATATCGAACACTACTAAAATGAAAAGAAATAAACAGAATATAAAGAGAAAAAGAGAAAGAAGAGAACACCTCAACGAATTTGATCCATTTGAGCAAAAACGTAGAAGGGCTAAAAAATTAAACCGTAAAAAAGGATCTTATGAATATTCTGAATATAACGCGTTCGAAGACATTTAAACACCATAGTGTTGAACTTGGTTATGATGATCTTGGCACAGAAACAAAGAAAAGCGGAAGATCATATACTACTCCTGATGGAGAATCATATCCTTCTATTACAACCATTCTTGGCTATTTTACAAAGGCCTCTATCATTGAATGGAGAAACAGAGTAGGGCATGAAGAAGCAAATCGAATTACTCGACATGCAACTACACGCGGAAATGCTCTTCATAATACCTTAGAACGGTATATTAATAATGAAGAAGATTTTCTTAATGGTGAAAATATGCCGCATGTTTTACAGCTCATAAAAACAGCTAAAACAGTAGTAGATGAACGGTTAGATTCGGTTATTCTACAAGAATGTCCGCTCTATTCAACACAGCTCAAAGCTGCAGGTAGAGTCGATTTAATCGGAGAATTTGATGGAAAGTTATCAATTATTGACTTTAAAACATCAAGTCGTGTAAAAACATTAGACGATATCCAAGACTATTTTATTCAAGCATGTGCGTATGCAACGATGTTTGAAGAAAGAACCGGAACTCCTATTGATCAACTTATAATCCTTATGGTAGTAGATGGTTCAAGTA